GTAGATAGTTTGAGTTGATAGAAATAAAGGAAGAAGAAATTAAGAAATATAGATAACGCATCAAGATATCATGATATGATGATATGTATTAACTAAACATCCAACGTTCAAATCATTCAAGAGCTCTAATCAAGTGAGCACTACCTATCTTCGCACTATCTACATTATGTCTAATCATAAGTATCTAGCTATCAACAACTTAGCCAGATTTACTACAGGTCAACGCTATAAAAAGTAACTAATAGTATTTATTTCTTAACATACCCCTACCCCTCACATTATTTATAGGGAGGCTGAGGGGACTTTTAAATTTTCGCGTATATAGCGTAACCCCTTCAGATTTTTCCACCATTTTTGAAAACGTGTTACTTAATCCTCGAAATTGAAGGTAAGCTCATCGTAATCATCATCATCATTTTCATCGTTTTCCTCTGCTTTAAATTCTACAGCCTCTATTAATAACACCTCTAATTTAACTTTTTCCAGAGCCCCTATAACGGTACTTTGGTTAAGATCAAATTCTTCTAAGTACCTGTTAACCAAGTTAGTTATGTCAACTATGAAAAGTTCTGTTTGTTCGTCTATGTTCATGAGTGTTAAATTTAAGGCTTTACAAATCTGAAACTAGGCTATAATTCTATTTATAGACATATAAGAGATACTAGATTAAAGAGTCTTCTTTAACAACTCTTTTTAAAAGTACCTATTACTAAAGTCGATACTTCGTTCTTCTCCTTTAGCCTTTTAAAACCTACTTATAAAGTCCTTGACCTTTACCAATACTTTTAACCTTTTAAACTTTTAAGGATAGGTGTGTCTATAAATAGACTAATAACATATATCTCTATAGGTAAAAGAAGTTGAGGACGACATCGTCGTCAAGGTCAAATGACAGGAGCTTCTCTTGTTTATACCTTCTAAATGTGTATTTAAACTAACAACCTGATCACTTCTACAACTTACATCCACAGAGTGTTATTGCTTCTACCTTTAACCTTGTTAAAGCTATCAGAGAAGTTAACAAGTTCTTTCTCTAACAACTCTTCCTTCCTGAAGTTTATGTTATTGTCTACATCCTGGTTCATTTGTTCTACCCAATAGTTAACAGCTATAGATAGAGCATCTATCCTATCATCATGTGTAAGACTACCTTTATCTCTTGTTATCCTTGATAGTTGATAGATAAGCATGTATCTAGCTTGATGTTCTATAGGATAAGCTTGAGCACTCTTATAGTCATGTTGAACAACAGAAGGGTCTATAATGAGTTTATGTTGATTAAGGACAGGTTCAAGGACATCTATGATCCTTAACTCCTTTTGTTTGTTATGTCTTACTTCTTCTATGGTTACAGGATAGGAGGTCATAAACAAAGGCTTAAGGAGTTCCATGAACATACCATCACCAAAGTTAGACTCTATAATAATCTTGTTAACTTTATTAGACTTAGCTATGTGGACTAATTGTTTAAGAGTCTGTTCATCATACCCCCCTTTAAGACCCCCAGCTTGAGGAACAAAGAGTTGACCGTTAAGCATCTTAACCACAGCAAACCCAGTCTCATCCTTTCCTCGTCCACTAGGGTCAATAGAAAGAACAGAACCAGTATATTCAATCATATCACCAAGTATCTTAAAAGGCTTATGAAATCTATCACCACCTAGTCCTACATTAGGAAGGTCTTTATTCTCGTTATCTTTATCACTAGACCAAAGTATCTTCTCAGGAGCTAGGTCCACATCAACATCTTGAATAATCAAATCGTTAATCTTAAGAGGATACCTATCTGCATCTGACAACCTAGGATTAAGCATGAACTGTAACGAATACCCAGTACGTCCATAAGACAGCTTTCTTTCTTCAAGGTCAAAGTCTGAGAATCTAGAAGGCTCTGTTGACTTACCTACTGTCTCATCAGTAATCCTTTCTGTTATATAAGGAGCTACATCATTATCATAGTTCTTAAGTACTAAATCTTCAGGAGGATACTCAGATGTCCATATACGAGCGTTATAACCTCTCTCACGCAGTTTGTTGTAAATACTATCCTCACACTGAGGTGTACCTAGAAAGAGAATCCTAGAGGTGTCTAAGGGCTTCAAGATAGCTTCAAACTCTTTTACTTGTTCATCTAGCTTATCCCTCATTCCTTGAGTAGCAGAATTGTTAGGTACTTCTATATCGTCCGCTATGATGATGTCAGCACGACTTCCTGTTAATTGTGAGGAGATACCAAGGGATTTAACAGAAGGAGCGTGAGCAGCAGGTGCAGGGGCTACATCGAATGCTATCTTAGAGAATCGTTGATCCTTTTTAGGTATTAATCCTTGAAGGACTGGAATGTCGTGTATGATCTTAAGGGTAAAGGTGGAGAAATCATCAGCTCTATTTTTAGAAGCAGATACAACAAGGATGTTCTTTGTTGGGTCTAGTAGTAGTTGATGAACAGCGTACGCAGAACAAATCCAGGACTTACCTACACCTCTAAAAGCCATGATAACAGATCGTTTAGGACCGTGTTGCATGAAGTCAGAGATGTCATATTGAAGTGGTGTTGGATCAGGAAGGTTAAGATGTTTCCAAACTACATATAGGAAGTTACGGAAGTCTCTAAGTTGTTCTAGTTTGCTCATTGTGTGTTCTTTAAAAGAAGGATCATCTCCGAATACTCAGCGATGACCCTCTTTCTCTCTCTCGGTTAAAATGTTATTACTTTGTAATTACTTTAAGTTCTTCTTCAAAGGGAAGTGTAACAGTTAACAAGTCATTAAGGGGAGTCTCTTTACCACTCATGAGAACTACATCGTTATCCTTTAAATGTTGTCTGGCACAGTTAAGTAAAGCAGGGTTATACTCTTCAGTTGCACTCATCAATTGGATACCTTTACTTAAAGTATCAGTTAAAAGGATGTGTAAGTTACCTAGTTCTTCAAAAGTCTTCATTTTTTAAAGTTACGCTTCATATTTGCGTATGACTTAGGTGTAATAGTAGACTTCTTCTTACTACGACTAATGCCTAGTTTTCTTCTTCTGTTAATATTTGCGTATAATCCTTTTTTCATCGTTTAATTAATATCTCCATCATTCTATCTAGTTTACCGTTAATCTCTTTTACAGTAACTTCTAATCCACTCATACGATTCTCCACAGCAGTATCTCGTTCTCTTTGAGTAGCAAGTTCTACTTCAATCTTTGTTAATCGTTTCTCGTCTGTGTCCAGTCGATCTGATAGTTTCTTTATAACCCACCCAATAGCTCCAAGTATAACAGCTAGAGCAGTGTCGAGAAAGTGTGAGATTGATTCAGTCATTAGATTTTACTTTTTAAATCTTCTACTTGTGCAGAGAGTTCTTGAACAGCTTTAATTAAAGGCATAACAAGAGCACCGTAACCTAGTCTTTGTACTCCGTTAGGTTCTTCATCCCATCCGTCCCATTCACCTATGTTTAATTTATCCAGCACACCTTTAACTTCTTGTGCAATTAAACCTGTATAAGTAGTTGGGTTATCTGAGGGTCTCTTATACTCCTCGCTGTTTTTATCTTGATAACGTTCTTCTAAGATACCTTCCTCCCAATCAGCAGGGTTTTTCTTGTTAAAAGTTTTTGTTTTAAGTTCATTGATAAACTCTAAACCTAAATTACTATCTTCAATATTTTCTTTTGTTCTTTCATCAGAGAGTGAAGTAATAGTTGTTACATTGCATTTTAAAGTTGTAACGCTTGTATCACCTAATACTACTTGATTATCTCCAGTGGCTGTAGTACCAGAACCTAAAACTGTAGTGTTTGAATGTGCATAAGCATTACCACTAGAATAAGCTGAACTTGCACCTACAACAGTATTAAGACTTCCTGTGCAATTAACTAAAGCTAACCCTCCTACAGCAGTATTACCGTCAATTGCATTAGGAGTAGGTTGAGTATAAGAAACCAACCCTAAAGCTCCCTGTCCAAATGCCGTATTCCTAACAGCTGCTCCTGAACTTGCGTCTATACATTGACCAGCAGAGCGTCCAAATATAGTACTGTTAAGAGTACCTGAACCTGCATTTTCAAAAGCAGTAGAATCTCCGTACACTACATCATTAGGACCTGGACCAGTAACAGAATTATTTTGTACTGGTCCGTTTAGTCCTACCTTAGCTGTATTAGCTGCAACAGCTGTGTTATTAGAAACCTCCGTGTCAAAGTCCGATATAGTAGAAGCAGCTTGAGTACCTGTGTGATTAGCTCTGTTCTTTAAAGTAGCGTCACTCAAATTAACTGTTGCACCTGCTGCAATACCTGCAAGCTTAGTTTGTTCAGCGTCATCATACTCATTAGTATTTGCGTTGCTTTCATATAAGGTCTTAACATCGGCAGCAGAAGGAGAAGCACTACCATTCGCAGCAGCTGTGATCCTTCCTTGTGCATCTACTGTTAAATTAGTAGCAGTATAAGCTCCTGGAGTAACAGTAGTGTTAGCAAGCTTGTCCGCAGTGATCGCACCATTGTTAATCTTCTCTGTAGTAATGGAGGAGTTATTAATCTTCTCTGTTGTGATAGCAGAATTAGTAATAGTATTTGTACCTATCTGATTGGCTGGAGGTGCAGTTCCTGTCGCAAATGATGTAGTTATAGTATCATCTACATATTTCTTAGTAGCAGCTTCCTGAGCATTAGACGGATCAACAACATTAGATATTTTATTAGTACCCATATCAAGCGTACCACTCATCGTGTCTCCGCTCTTGTTTACCTTTAAAATATCAACACTATCAACATAAGTCTTATTAGTTAAGTCAGTACCAACACTAGGAACAGCAGCAGAAGTTACTTTATTAACACCCATAGCCAAAGTACCTGACATTGAATCTCCAGCCTTGGTAACTTGAAGAGCGTCTTGTTGGTCTACATAGCCTTTACGAGCAGCGTGATCATCACTAAGAGGAGCACCTAAACCACTAACCATGTTAGTACCCATCGCTAGATCACCTGTCATATTATCACCAGCAGCATCTACAAAAGTATCATCAGCATATTGTTTATTAACAGCGTGACTATTACCAGCAGGAGCATTTAATCCTTGAACACTATCAACACCTGTAATGTCATTAGTACCCATCTGTAAGTTACCTGACATCGTATCACCAGTAACGTTAACATAAGTGTTCTCAGTAAAGTTTTTAGTCGTAACATCTTGTGCGTCAACAGGATCAGATACATTAACTATCCTTGCTAAGTCTCCTCCGAAGTTCCCATTGTCATCTTTAACCATTGTATTACCACCGCTACCTTCTTCTACCTCTTCAGTAAGATAAAGGTTGTGTAAGTAAGCACGATCAAGTTCAACTTCAGTTAACACACTTCCATTAGCAAAGTCTACAAGAGCTATGCTAGAATCACTATCCCTTTTAATTCGTAACCTAGCACCTGTCTCTGGAGCAGTGTTCATAATCACAGCAGCAGTAGGAGAAGTTTGAAGAGTGTAATTAGTTACTGGATAAAACTTACCTCCTGGAGAAAGACCAGTAGAGTCATCAACTTGCACTACTACATGAGTATCATCGAGATAAGGAAAGGAGAAAGCAAAAGAAGTCTGTCCTGCTGTTACTATGTGGTCTTCGTATGTATTAGGCATAATATGGTTTTAGTATTATTATTACTTATTTGCTGAGAAGTTCAAGCACATCTTCACGGTTCATTCCTGTTTTAAAACCTGCTTTTGCTCTAGTTAGGCTTGCGAATTGTTTGTCTAACTCTGGAAATTCTTTTAACATTTCCCTTCTCGATTCTTTTCTATACTTTGAAAGAACGCTGTTTATTTTCTGAATACGAGGACTAGGCAAACCAGGCTCAGATTCAACAGCTAGATTTTGATAAGCTCTTGATTTAAT